GCATACAACCAACAACACCACTTTCTGAATCAAGTTTTAAATACACAAAATTATCCCCATATTTACAAGTATTTCTTGTCCACATAGGTAAGTTTGTATTAATATCTAAAACATTGTTAAATAAATCGGCAAGAATGGATTTTATTCTTTTTGATTCCGAGTAAATCTGTAACATATAACCATTTTGGTCAACAGTTGTAGACTCTTCACCATAAATGTCTAACGCAGCTGAGATTTCCGGGGTGTACTCCATACTTTCGTAATCATAGAAAGAAGCCAATCTTGTTGGTTCGTAGTATACTGCTTGAGTATATAAATTACTCTCAATTTTAGTCCATTGATTTGCTAAGTAATAAGTTTGTTGTGCTTGTAATAATTGTTTCTCGTATTCTTGTTTGGAAGGTGTTTTTAATAACTCTTTCTTGTCAAATTTGTATACGGGATAATCTTGATTTAATAATGCGTTAGGTCCGAAAGCTTGGGATAATCTTTGCCAAACTGTTAATTCTGCCGAATTTTTCGGATTTTTAATTTCCATTCTATCCATATCCCTTAATTTAATCTTTTTTTACTAAATATAAATATTATCTTCCTCCAAATAACCATCCATATTTTTGATAATCTTCTTTTGATACGTTTTGTCCACCAAATTGTTTATGTCTTTCATTAGTATTTGGTAATACAGGATTAAAAGATATTTGTCTTGAAACATTATCATTAGAATTAACTGACCATGAATCAATCATTGCTTTTGTTTGTTCTGTTACCTTTTGCAAACTTGTAAAAGATGCTTCAGCAACATATGTTGCCATAGCAATTGACATTATTAAGTCATCATGTCCACCCTTTTGGTGGTCAGGTCTACCATTTATATAAACAAATTTATTCATTTCGTTATATAATCTTGAACTATAAATTTTAAATTTATGTCTCATTGCTTCTTCGAATGAAGAAATTATTTGTACACGTTTGTTATTAAAGTTTATACCGGGTATTTTTTCTAACGACTTATAGTCATATTTCCATTTGTTTGCAACCTCAACACCATCAACATACAAATTCTTATAACCTAATTCTTGAAGTTTTCTTGCCGTGGAAACACCCATACCTCCTGTTATATCTATTACGATAAAACAATTATACATATTTCCCCATTTATAACATATTTCTGCCATCGTATCTGGGGGTAGTTTACCAACATATTCCGCAACCTGTTCTCTTTCATCAAAATCAATTATTTGAAATGATGAGAAGTCTTCACTATCACCTCTACTTACGTCAACACCCATTACATACTTATGACCCATAACAGGCTCTTTCCATATCCAAAGAGAATTACCCATCATTTTATTTTGAGGTTCTCTAATTAAGTTCTCTTGAATTTCTTGTAATAAGTTAGAATCAAATACATTATCACCCGACCCTAAAAAGTTACATTCTAACTCTTGTGACACCTTTCTTTTGTCATATTTCAACTTTTTAACCATTCCTTCAAACCAAGATGAACATGGTTTGTATCCATCGGTTAAAATCATTTGGAGTTCTACATAATTTCTTTGTTCATATGGAATATGATTCCAACTTAATATACTGTCTTTTGGATAATCCTCTTTATTTAACAAATAATGAATTATATCTGTTGTTTTAACAAAATATAAATCCTTAGTATATCTTGGGTCTTTATACCAAAACATTTCAGATATTTTGAAATCATTCATTCCTCTTAATGCTTGGTCATAGATTTCATAATAAATTGGGTCTTGACCGTTTGGTGTTGAAATAACAATAACTTTACCACCCGTTGACAATGACGCCATACACGCAGCCCAAAAATCATTATCGGCTTCAATAAAGGCGGCTTCGTCAAATACTAATATTGTTGGTGTAAAACCACGGAGAGCATCTTTTGATGTTGCCACAGCTTTAACCTCACATCCATTAGTTAATTTATAATGTTTTTGTGAATTTTTTTCAGGAGCAAAATCAATACCAACCCATGCAGGCCATTGACTAATAAATGCTCTTATTTTATTCGCCATTTCTTGAGAAGTATCAAGTTTATTAGCGATTATAAGTATTTTCTCAGGTTTTTGTTTTTTTGCAAAGACCAATTTTTTTGAAGCCCAAGCGGCGGTAACTGTTGATACACCAGCTTGACGATATTTTAATGCAATGTTTTCATTAAAACTTTCGTAATCTTCTAATAATGAAATTTGGTCAGGAAATAGTTCTAGTGGAACGTATTTTTGGACTGTGTTGTCATATGTTTGTAAGTAAGTTCTTAACGCATATGGTGTATCTTTCATACACTTCACATACTCTAACATTACTTGTTCTTTCGATAAGTTGGACATAGATTTTTATAGATATTAAAGACCTAATGAGCTTAAGTCAATATCATCCAAATCATCTTCGTCTTCATCATCGTAATCGGACATTGTTTTTTCGTATTCTTGTTTTCTTAAATCCGCAACAATCTCATCAACCATTCTCTGTATAAATTGTTTACCTTGTGAGTCACCAGATAAAATTAATTTAGCTATCCTCATAAATTCTTCAGCAGATAGTCTTGAGAATCTTACAAATAGATAATGTTGGATGTGTCGTTTATCTTCCTCAAATAAATCATTAGGATAAGATTCTTGGAATTTTTCCCAAAATATTGGACCTAATCTTGAATCCCATATTTCACCCGGTAATGTATCTTCAGCACCCATAACCATTTCAGATTGTTTTGGGTCATCAGGTAACCCGTGTGTACCAAAAATTTCATATACACCTTTAACTAACTCGTGAACTAATAATGGAAAGGTTGCCGCTCTAGCTTTTACTGTTGGAGGGTCTGTTTGGTCATCAATCTCACTTTGTCCCATTTGACCTTCACCTGAACCCGCCATTCCTTCCATATCAGGATAAACCCAATATAAATGCTCCATTAATGCTTGATTTACACCATAAAGATTGAACAATCCAGGATTTAATCTGTCTAATTCGTCTTGCATCAAAACATACATATGACCACCTTTAAAAGCCGCACCTTGTATTAATGAATTTATAAATCTTCTTTTTGCTCTTTCTAAATTAAATTGTTCAAAAGCATCTGCAAATTCTTCCAAATCATCTTGGTGTTTAAACGCCTCCTCAACATCTTCTTCATCAGGCATATCAGGAGTTTTTCTCATACCTTCCGCCGAACTCATCGGTCTATGAACTAATTTAGCATCAAATTGTAAAGAACCTTCAGGAATACCTAATTCTTTTTTAACCAAATCGACAGCTAAATTTTCAAGATATTCTTTATTACGACTTTCTATTTGAATTATTTGTTGTAAAGCACCCATTGCCATACTCATTAATCTCATTAATGAATTTGACCCTTGTAATACCGCAGTATCACCAAGATATCTTCTAACTTTTTCAACTGAGTCTTTAAATCTTTTAGAAGCAATTAGTTCAACAAAATCTTTATCACCAGTTGGTATAGCCGGATGTTCAGAATAAGGTGTTTGTTTTTGAGTAATCTTTCTCTCAATTCCTGGTTCCATTCTCTCAGGTCCTTCATAATCAATAGGAGCTTCATTAAGATTATTTTTAATCTCATTTAATAAACCTCTTTCTGTTTTTGTTAAACCTTCTGAAATTAATTTTGACTCTAATTTATTTTTGAGCCTAATTATTTGTTCTATTTTAGCATTCAAACTCATTTTACTTTAATTTAATTCCTACTGTTTTAAAATTTAACCAATTTGGCATATCAGTCTTACGAGCCTTTGGTGCTGGTTTAGTTTTTGGTTGATATGGTGTACTAGGTGTTCTAACAGGTTCCTTAGTTCCAGGTGTTGTTGTTGGTTCTTTTGGTTTTGTTGTCGGAGCCGCCTGTTCTTTAGTTTCCGCTTTTGGTGCCGGTTTTGTTCCCGGTTTTACCTTATAAGGACTATCTGGGTCATGTTTTGGTTCTTTAGGTGTTGTTGTTGGTTCTTTTGGTTTTGTTGTAGGGGATTCCTTAGTTTTTTGTTCCTTAACAAACTTCAATAACTCTCCTTTTGTCATTTTAGGGTTCAAATGTTTTTCAACAATTTGAGAAATTCTTTTTTCTAATTGACTTTCCCATTTAACACTTGGTGAAACTTTATCTAAGTTCATCAAATTAGCTTTAGTTAAACCTTTACCAACCATATCCATAAAACCTTCTTTTTGTTCTTTTTTTACTTTTACCGTTTTTTCGGGATGTAATTTTTCTGGCATTTTTTTGTAATCTTTTTTTGATGTTTTTTCAGAAAATTCTTTAGCCATATTACACCATTTTGTTTTTTCCTTACCTTTACTTCTATTACATCTAGCCCAAAAATATTTTTGTTGTGATTTAGATTCGAATTTTTCTTCTATTTCTTTTTTTTCAGTCATTTCTTTTGATTGTAAGGCTAAAGCTAAATCCAAATCACCAGAAGAATCTTCATCCATTTCATTTTCTTCTTTTGTTACAATTAATTTTTTCTGATTAGGGTCAATGGTTGCAACACCTTGTAAAGATTTATTAGCCGCACTAATATCAGACTGATTACTTAAATCATAAGTTGTTGTTGTCGATGTTTTAGTTACCGCTTCTTTATTTTCTTTTTTAGATTCCATTAATTTGCTATGTACAATATTAATTTGACTTTCTGTTAATTTAGAAAGAAATTTACCACTAATTCCGTGATTTATCAAATCCAAAACTTTCTTATTGGTGTTCATAAACTACTTTTTTTTCAAATTCAAGAACGATATCACGTTCATATAATTTATTTTTTACTATCTCTTCAGTTTCTCCAAACCTAAAGACTAATCTTTTTTTAACACTGAAGTTGACTTCTTCAGATTCATTTTCCCAAGCTAATGATATTACATCATCAATTGCATCAATCATAGAAAAAACATCAGATTTTTGTATAACCGATAATGTTACAGAATCATTTTTTAGAACACCCACTTTATGTATTTGTGATAGGTCAGGAGGATAAGGGTAACCATTTGCTGGTTTTGACTCCCATTGTTCTCCCCAAATATTATCCAAATTTTCAGAGAATATAAATTCGTATATATTATCTCCTTTATAGTTCGGACCTAACTCATTTACATAAATTAAATAACTCATTTTACGTTTCCGTTAGTGGTTACTCTTAACTTTTTATTTCCTACCTCAAAAACTAAATTTTGATTTGTTGATTTACCTAAAAATTTAGCATTTGGGTATTTTTTATAAAGTTTTTTAGACGATATTTCTTGAGAGATACTTTCAGAAAGATTTTTTATTCTATTATTAACTTTAGAAGTTTCTTTATCAGAAATAACTTGTTTTTCTCTTTTTTCTTCTAATAATCTTTTTTCTTTTTCATCAATTCTAAAATATTTTTTCAAAATATTATCAACTTTTGATTCGGTGAACATACCTTCAATCATTTCCTCAACTTTAGCCGACTCTTTATCAGTCATACTATGGTGTTTTATTTTTCTTTCTTTTGGTTCAGATTCAATATCCGATTCTTCTCCGAATATATCTTTCATCATCGTTTTAGCATCCTTTGATGTCAATTCTTCTTCCATTTCAACACCAGTTTCTGGTTCAACTTCAGGAGTTACTTCCATTTCCGGTTCAATTTCTGTCTCTTCAGAACCCATTTCTCCACCTTCAAACTTGGCAACAATTTCTTCCTTATCTTCAGAGTCTAATTTATTTAATTCTAAGGCTGAAAGTATTGAATTAACAACGTATTTAATATCTTTTGATGACATTTGATTTTCTTCATTTGATAAAAATTCTCTAATTTTTTGACCTAACTTACCGGTTAATTTTTCAATTGTCTTGAATGTTACAACTTCTTCATCTTCAGGTTCAACCTCAGTCTCTACATCAGTCTCAATATCCATTTCGGGTTCCATTGGTTCTTCAATTGGAGCTGGTTCTTGTGTAGGAACAGATACCGGCGCAGGTGACGGAGATGCAGGTGTTTCAGCAGGAACATCCTGTTCATTAGCACTAACTTTCAAAATATATTTTTTAGCTTCATCGGCAACACCAGCACTTTCGCTGAACAATGAAATATTTTTATCAAAATTTTCATTAACATTAACTTCTTTCGCCATTAAATTTAATCTTTTAAATGCTTGAGAATAAGAAGAATAATATTTTCTATTCTTCATAGGTTCAACATAATCCACATCTGATGTTGATTCGGTTATAGTTCTTTTAATAACATAACCTGATTTTTCTTTGTGTATCTGATAATTTTTACCATCCGCTAAAGTGATTTTATATTCAACACTTTTATCTTCATTTATTGGATTTGGTATGTGTTCTTTGTATCTGGCAATTTCCATGATACGACTTATTTTATCAATACCTTCAAGTTTTTCACTTCCAATTGGTCTTAATTTTCCCATTTTTGTATTTTTTTAAATCGATTAATTTTATTATATAAATATATCGTTAAGTTCAATTATTTTTCTAAGCATAAATTGGTGGAGGGTTTAATTTACCAGAATCAATCACTTTTGCAACCAATTCTCCAGTACCCCATGTTTTTAAATCAGAACATCTACTTATTTCTTCTGAGCCTATATCATTCTTTAAACCATTTACTATACATGAATA